CTTGCTCAGTCATACTCTTCAACATCAGATATTTTAAACGTTGACACTGCATCTCTGTCAGCACAAGCAAGAGGAGATTTCCATGGATTTGTTGCCTCTGGTATGGTTCTTAAGGGTCAATCAAGTGGAGCACAAGCAACAATTAATAATGTAAGACTTATTTCAGATTTGTCTGCAACACTTATTGGAAGTTACTATATTCCAAATCCAAATAATGTAAACTTCCCCAAATTTGAAACAGGAACCAAAGTATTTACTTTGATTAATGACCCAGATAATAATCCAGATCTCGCAACTACAATTGCCGAGGAATCATTTACATCTGCTGGAACTTTAGAAACTGTTCAAGAAAATATTATTTCAATTAGAAATGCTAGAGTTGAACTTAAACAGGAATTTCAGGAAAGAAACGTAAGTAGAGAGCTTGGAACAGAAACACTTAATTCAAGAATAGTTTCTGAACAAACTAGAAGGCAAGGGGTCCATTTTTGGTATGATCCACTTGCACAATCTTTCTTGGTCGAAGATGAAACAGGTGTCTTCATGACTAGTTGTGATGTTTTCTTTAGATCTAAAGATGACATGGATATTCCTGTTGTCTTCCAACTGAGAACCATGGAGGGTGGTTTCCCAACACCAAGAATTTTACCATTCTCTGAAATTGTTTTGGATCCAGATGATGTTCAAACTTCTTCAGATGGATCTGTTGCTACTAATATTCAATTTAAAGCACCAGTTTATCTTGAAGGTGGCAAAGAATATGCTATTTGTTTAGCATCTAACTCAACCAAATATAGTGTCTATATTTCTAGAGTTGGTGAAAACGATCTTTTATCTGATACATTCATTTCAAACCAACCAACACTTGGATCTCTGTTCAAGTCACAGAATGCTTCTACATGGGAACCAAGTCAATGGGAGGATCTTAAGTTTACTCTTTATAGGGCAGATTTTGTTGAAAATGGAAGTGTTGAATTCTATAGTCCAGAGTTGACTGAAGGTAACAGTCAAATTCCAACATTGCTTCCTAATCCAATTAATCTTACTTCTAGACAAGTTAGAGTTGGTCTTGGAACAACAGTTGCTGATGTTTATGAAATCGGTAATACTTTCTTCCAGGAAGGAACGAATGCAACTGGTGATCTCGTAGGAACTGCAGGAACTGCTACAGGTAATCTCACAATTACTAATGCAGGAATTGGATACACTCCTCTTGACGGCAACCAAACCTTTAGTGGAGTAAATCTTGTAACTCTCTCTGGAAATGGTAGAGGTGCTACTGCTGATATTACTATTAACAGTGGTTCTATTGTTGCAGGTGGAGCTACTATTGTAAATGGTGGTTTTGGATATCAAGTTGGAGACGTTGTTGGTATTAATACGATTGGTGTTGCAACTCTTGGTAGAAATGCAAGATTGACTATTCCAGGCATTGGTCAAACTAGTGAACTTATCCTCAACAATGTTCAAGGTGAATTTGTTGTTGGTGCAGCAAAAACTCTGTTCTTCTTCAATAGTTCTGGCATTTCGACAGAACTTAATTCCTCCGGTGCTGCTGGACTTGGAACTGGTGGAGATGTTCAGATATCTAATATCAAGGTTGACACTGATGGTCTTCACATCAAAGTCAATCATCAAAATCATGGAATGTATTTTGCAAACAACCAGGTCAAGATTTCTGGAATTACACCTGACGTAAAAGCAACCACTCTCTCTGTAGAGTATCCTGCTGATTCAACTGATGGAATTTCTGTAAACCAGGCATCTAGTTTTACCACTTTTGAAAATGTCGGAGTCGGAACAACTAACGTTGGATTACTCATTATTGGTGATGAAGTTATTGAATACACAAATGTCAATGGAAACACCATTGGTGGTGACATCACAAGGGGAGCAAATTCAAAATCATATCCAGTTGGAACCCCTGTTCAAAAATATGAATTTGGTGGAATTAGTTTGAATAGAATCAATAGAACTCATGATCTAGGTGACACAACAGAATCTGATCAGTTTACCTTCGATTCTTATAAAATTAAATTGGATACAAGTTCAACTACTGGAACTGATAGAAGCACTGACGTTGGTTTCCCCAAACTCTACGTCAATAAAACCAGATCTTCTGGTGGATATCATGTGAAGGCAACACAAAACATTCCATATGATCTCATCACACCAAATGTTCAAACTCTGAACGTTCCTGGAACTGTAATAACTGCAGAACTTAGAACCACTAGCTCGAAGAGTTTCAGTGGAACAGAGATCCCATATGTTGATCAGGGATTTGATGATATCATACTTAATCAAAAGAATTATTTTGATTCTCCAAGAATGATTGCATCTAAGATTAATGAAGATGCACAACTAACCACCATTCCTGGATCTAAATCAATGAACATGAGACTTTTCTTGAATACAACAGATTCAAGAATCAGTCCTGTCTTGGATGGTCAAAGAGTTAGTGCTATCCTCACCTCAAATAGAGTGAATGATGTGATTACAGATTATGCGACAGATCCTAGAGTTGATTCTCCATTAGAAGATCCTACAGCATGTCAATATGTGTCTAAGGAGATTACTTTAGAGAATCCTGCATCTTCAATTAAGATTATTGTATCTGCTCACATTAATGAAGATGCTGATATTAGAGCATTGTATGCGATTAATAATAAAGAGGGTCAAGATCCAATCTTCACACCATTCCCAGGTTATTCTAATCTGAATAATAGAGGTGGAATTATTAATCCTGAGGATAGTAATGGACTTCCTGACAGTTTTGTGGTAAAATCAAATTCTTATGTTTTTGATGCATATCAAACTGACTATAAGGAGTATACGTTCACTATTGATCAGTTACCCTCCTTTAGAAATTATAGAATTAAGTTGAATCTTACATCTAAGTCGCAATGTTATGTTCCTAAAATTAGAGAGTTGAGAGTAATTGCTTTAGCATAATATGGAATTTTATGAAATGGAAGGTCATAAGGATCTCGCAAGAGATCCTGTGACAAATTCAATAGTTAATGTAAATAAACTTGAACATCAACAGTATCTCTCAACCCGTGAGGTTAAATCTAAAGAGAAGCAAAAAGAACAGACAATTGAGAAAGAACTTGCTAATGTAAAGGATGACATTAACGAAATTAAATCATTACTAAAGGAGTTACTAAATGGATCCTGACACAATCGAACTAAAGAATCTATCTAAAAGTTTTGCATATCAACAGATTGCAACTGATATAGATAATTGTAATGATAGTGACATGCTTAAAAATATCGCAAAATCTTTTGCAAAACTTTATTATAAACAGCAAGAAACCATGCAAGTAATAGGTATTCCAGATGGCAACTAATAACGTAACGTTCGACCCAGATTCTGGAGTTCCCTTTGGAGTAAATATGACCATCTATGGTGGGTCAGACTTCAAACAAAATTTGAACGTTAAAACAACATCAAATAGTAATTTTGATCTGACTAGTTACACTGGGTCGGCAGCAATGTCCAAAAGTGTTGCTGTTGGTGCTACACTAGGAATTACTACATCATTTACTGTTGGATTTACTAGTGCCTTTGACGGTACAATGAGTATTTCACTAACTGATACTCAAACCAGAAATTTAACAGAGGGTAGATATGTTTATGATGTATTAGTTACTCTTGGATCAACAACATATCCATTGACCCGCGGAAATGTTTATGTTTACAGTCCAGTTTCTTCTTGACCCTAAATACACTTAGGAAACTTGTGGAATAAATGGCACAACCAGCAAGTAGAACAGATTTAATAAACTATTGTAAAAGGCAACTAGGGGCTCCTGTCCTGGAGATTAATATTGCTGATGAGCAAGTAGATGACTTGGTGGATGATGCTCTTCAAATTTTTCATGAAAGAGATTATGATGGAGTATCCCAAACATTTCTAAAATATAAACTAACTCAAGAGGATATTGATAGAGGTAGAGCTAGAGGGGGAAGTACCTCTGCAGGAATAACAACCACTACAAATACCGACACCATTAATGGTTCTACAATTACATTTTCTTTTGAAGAAAATAGTAATTATCTGAAGGTTCCACCTGAAGTTCTTGGTGTAAATAAGATATTTAAGTTTGATGGATCAAACACTGTAACAAATAATATGTTCAGTGTAAAATATCAGTTATTTCTCAATGATATTTACTATTGGGGATCAACTGAAATTTTAACTTATGCAATGACAAAACGATATCTTGAAGATATTGATTTTGCACTGAGTACTGAAAAGATGATTAGATTTAATCAGAGATCTGATAGATTATATCTTGATATAGATTGGGGATCTGCCACAAAAGATGACTACATTATCATCGATTGCTATCGTTTGTTAGATCCAAATACTCATACAAGAGTTTGGAATGATTCATTCTTAAAACGATATTTGACTGCTCTAATGAAGAGACAGTGGGGTCAGAACTTAATCAAATTCCAAGGGGTCAAACTACCTGGTGGAATTGAACTTAATGGCAGACAGATTTATGATGATGCTGAAAGAGAGTTGCAGATAATTAGAGAACAAATGTCTAATACATATGAACTTCCACCTTACGATATGATAGGTTGATATCATGGTATTAAATCCGTATTTTACACAAGGAACCTCTGGTGAACAGAATCTGGTTCAAGATTTAATAAATGAGCAACTGAGAACGTATGGTGTAGAAATATTTTATCTGCCCAGAAAATACCTGACAGAGAATACTGTCATAAGAGAAGTTGTTCAATCTAAATTTGATTTAGCATTGCCCCTTGAGGCATATGTCGATAATTATGATGAATATTCTGGTGCAGGAAATCTTCTTTCAAAGTTTGGAATTCAATCTCAAGATGAAGTTAGATTGATTATCTCCAGAGAGAGATTTGAAAATTATATTACTCCTTTGATTCAAGATCAAGCAAACGTAAAACTATCGACCAGACCTAAAGGTGGAGATCTTATTTGGTTTCCTCTTGACGATAGAATTTATGAAATCAAAGATATTGAGTATGCAAAACCATATTATCAATTACAAAATCTCTACGTTTATGAGTTGTATTGCGAACTCTTCCGTCTTGAGGATGAAGTTATCGCAACTGGTATTGAAGACATCGATAATAACCTCATCGGTGAAGAGTATGATGGACTTACTGAAGATGGAATCAACACCATTCAAGGTCCGACACAGACACTTACATTGGTTGGTGCAGCTGTCACTGCTACTGCTGGTGCTGCAATCTTCAATGGTGGTGTAAGGTTCTTTACTGTTACTAATAGAGGTGGTGGTTACAGTCAGATTCCAACAGTTGGTGTTACTTCTGCTCCTTCAGGAGGAACTACAGCAGTCGGAGTTGCCACTATGATTGGTGGTATCAATGTTTGTAACTTGAATGCTAATCCAAAACTACAATCAGTACAGGCAGTAAATGTTGTTAACTCTGGTGCAGGGTACACTGTAGCACCAGGAGTTATATTTTCCAATGGTGGCACTAGTGGTGCAGGTGCTGCTGCTACAGCAACTATCGGTGATGGTGTTGTTGGTATTATTACCATTACATCTGGTGGTGGAGGATATACAGAGGCACCAACCGTCACGTTTACTAATGAAGTATTTGAAACGGGAGTAACCACTGCATCTGCTGTTGCATATCCAATTGTAAGTGCTGCTGGAACTATTTCTGCGATTCACCTTTCAAATACGGGTGTTGGATATTCTGTTGCACCTACACTTGTTATTGGAAATCCAGAAAGTTCTGGTTCTGGAACATTCCAGTTTAATGAAATTGTAACTGGATCTTCTAGTGGAACAACAGCAAGAGTCAGAGTTTGGAATTCTGAGACAAACACTCTTGAGGTTGGATCTGTCTCTGGTGAATTTAGTCGTGGAGAAACAATTACAGGAGCTACATCTGGTGCATCATATGCAATGAGAACAGTTGATGTACAACCAGCAGATGATGGATTTGCTGATAATATCAATATTGAAACTGAAGCAGATGCTATCTTAGATTTCTCTGAACAGAATCCATTTGGCATTCCCTAAATAGAATTACTTAATGGTAAGGCATTGTAGGATTAGACATGTTTGAGTATTTTTACAACGAAATTTTGAGGAGAACCATTATATCTTTTGGAACCCTCTTTAATGACATTAGCATTAAGCACAAAGATTCTTCTGATGATGTTGCCAGTGTTATAAAGATCCCCTTAGCATATGGTCCTACTCAAAAGTTTCTGGCAAGAATAAACCAATCACCTGATCTGAATAAACCATTTGCCATCACTTTGCCGAGGATGTCATTTGAGTTTACTGGTCTTACTTACGATCCTACTAGAAAAGTAACGACTACTCAAACTTTTATTGTTAAAGATCCTAATGATGGATCTGAGACCAAAAAGCAATACATGCCAGTTCCATATAATATGCAATTTGAGTTGTCAATCATGACCAAATTGAATGATGATGCTCTTCAAATTGTAGAACAAATTTTACCATACTTTCAACCAGCATATAATCTCACTGTTCAGTTGGTTGAAACAATTCAAGAAAAAAGAGATATTCCTGTGGTGTTAGAAAACATCACTATGCAAGATGACTATGAAGGTGATTTTTCTAGCAGGAGAGTTCTTCTTTATACTTTAAGGTTTACAGCAAAAACTTACCTGTTCGGTCCTACTACTTCTGCAAGCAAGGATATTATCAAGAAGGCAACTATCAATTATCGTACAGGTGTAGATTCATCAAATACGCAAAGAGAGGTTACTTATTCTGTCACTCCAAGGGCAATCAAGAACTACGATGGAGATGTTGCAACTCAACTTACTAGTGATATTACAGTCAGTACGAAAACATTCGACGTTGATGATGGAAGCACACTGACTGCTGATTCTTATATTGTCATTGGTGAAGAGCAAATGTATATTAAATCCATTAGTGGAAATAAAATTACAGTCAGACGTGGTGAAGATAGTACCACAGCAACTGCTCACGTTGGGGGTGCTGCGATTGGTAGAATCACTGCTGCTGATAATGCACTTATTGAGACGGGAGATGATTTTGGATTTGATGGTAGTACGTTCTGATGTCTAAATTTGATGAGTTGAATAATACCTTTAATACCTCTGATGATCTTATTCAACCAGAGGTGGTAGAAAAGAAGATTGAAAAAGTAAAAGAAGGTATTGACGATATTAAAAAAGATTATGAATATACTAGAGGTAATCTTTACTCTATCATTGAGAAAGGACAAGAGGCATTGAATGGTGTTCTTGAACTTGCTCAAGAAAGTGAAATGCCAAGGGCATATGAGGTTGCAGGTCAATTAATTAAAAACGTTGCAGATGCAACAGATAAATTGCTAGATTTGCAAAAGAAATTAAAAGATGTTGAAGCAGAGGAAAAGGTTAAAGGACCATCTACAGTTAATAATGCTTTGTTTGTCGGATCCACAGCAGATTTAGCAAAACTATTGAAAGACGGACTTAAGGAAGAACCTAAATAATTGGAAAGGGAGAGAAATCCCAAAGTACAAAGGTTACTAATAAAATGTCCAAGGACTTGCCCTCATATGAGGAGTTTGCTGAAGACAACAGCAATCTTCCCTCAATAGATGATTATATTACAGAAGAGAATGCAGAGGAACTCCCTTCTGTAGAGGATTATATTGTAGAAGAAGTAGTAGAAGAAGGAATACAAACAATTGAAGATGCAAATGGTGAATCATTTGCTGAGGTAAAAGATATTGTTCCACCTTGGCCAGAGTTGGTCAAAATGGTCAACGATGTCAGGGCAGATATACCTGACATTCCAGAAATTAAATACTATGATAAAGAACTTGAGGAACTTGCTGAACAAATCAGTAATCTTCCAGAAGTCAAGTATTATGATAGAGAAGTAGAAGCAATATGTGACCAGGTTGACCTTATAAGACAGCAGGTAAAAGATTTACCAGAAGTCAAATACTATGATGAGCAAGTTGATGCTATTGAAGATAGAATTGACTCTCTTCAAACTGATGTTGCAAATTTACCTGAAGTCAAGTATTACGACGCAGAGATAGAAGCAATTTGTGAAGCAATAGATGCAGTCAAGGTATCGATCCCTAAGTTTCCTAAGTGGATCAATGAAGTAAATGAGGTCCCTGATTTTTCATGGATCGGTAAAACATTTAGTGTCATTGATGATGACTTTGTAAAAGTCAACGATACAATTGAATCTTTAAAGGATAGTGTAAGACTTGATCTTAAGAAAATTTCAGAAGATAATGAAGTTACACATTTTGAAAATAGAGTTCAATTTGGCACTGAAGTAAAAGATCTTGATAATAAATTAGGAGAAGAAAAAGATAAGATTTGGAAAGAACTTCGTGATTCTTCCATGAAAATATGGGAGTATCACAAGGAATTCAAAGATGATGATCGTAAGTTAAAGAAGCAAATTCTTGGAGAATATAATAAGTTAAAAGAAAGTATAAAAGCAGAACTTAAAGAAGTAAGTCAGGAAAGTGTCAAAACTGATGAACTTCTTCTTAAGTATTTTACTGAGTTAAGAGAGGAGATTACAAATCTTCCTGAGGTAAAATATTATGATGAAGATATTGATTATGTAAAATCAGACATTAAAGAACTTTTTGATCTTGTCAAAACTATTAAACAAGAGCAAAAAGAACTTCAAGATATTCAAGAAGGTTTACTCAATGAACCTCCATCAACACCAGAATCTGTAGATGGTCAAAGTGATCCATTAACTCCAATGGATCAAAAATTTGCAACACTTGATGATCTTGCAAGTCATTACAGATTATTCATTAATAGAATTCAACAACAGATTTCTACCATTGGTGGTGGTGGTGCTGGATTCATCAAAGACCTTGATGATGTCACCTTCAATGAATCAACTGGTGAAAATCAACTTCTCATTTATAATGGATCTAAGTGGGTAGGTATTGCTAGCACTGCTTTAGGTTCTGGTGGTGGAGGAGGGTCCTCCGTTGGTGCTGCTGGAACATGGGCAGTAAATTCTGCTGGTATTCATACTACTAAGAATATTGGTGTTGGCACAACTGCTAGAAGTGATTATGCACTCTATGTTGAAGGTGATCAATATGTTGACGGAAACATCACTGTTGGTGGAACAATTACATATGAAGATGTCAAAAACGTAGATTCTCTTGGTATTGTCACTGCAAGAACTGGTGTTGATGTATTGGCAGGTGGTATTAATGTAGTTGGAATTTCAACCATTAGTGTTGCTGGAGTAGGAACTGTTAGTGTTGGTGTCGGAACTACTGCACTATTAGTTGATGGTGATGCAAGAGTCATCGGAATCTTAACAGTTGGTAGAGGGTCGGTTACTATTGATGGTGACAACAATACTATTACATCTGGTATTGTTACTATTACAAATTCTACTATTAGTATTGGTGATAACGTTACTATTAATTCTTCTGCGACAGGTATTAACTCAGCACCTAATGTTCTTTATGTTGCAAAAGACGGAAGTGATGATAATAACGGCACATCCATTGATAATGCAAAATTAACTATTGCAAGTGCGGTTTCTATTGCTCAGTCAGGAACGACTATCAAAGTTCTCTCTGGTAATTATGTAGAATCTAATCCAATTGAACTTCCCGCATTTACTGCTGTCGTTGGTGATGATTTAAGAACAGTTAAGGTTCTTCCAAGCACAACAGACAGTGATATCTTCCACGTAAACAAAGGATGTAAACTTGCAAACATGACTTTCTCTGGTCATGTCGCACCCGCAGCAGCAGTTGCTTTCCCATCAGCAGGAGCAACCAATGTTGGTGGTGGAAAGTGGAAAGGTCCATATATTCAAAACTGTACCAGTGACACCACAACTGGAACTGGTATCTATATTGATGGTGACAAGGCAGTAAAAACAAAATCAATGAACGTTGACGCATTCACCCAATATAATCAGGGTGGTGTTGGAGTTGCTGTTACTAATGAGGGATATGCTCAGTTAGTTTCTGTGTTTACTATTTGTTGTGATAAAGCAATTACGGTTCATAAGGGTGGTCAAGCAGATCTAGCAAATAGTAATTGTAGTTTTGGAACTCAAGGATTAGTTGCTGATGGAGTCAGTCCTGAGCAGTTTACTGGAATTGTGACTGCATCTGCTGCCGCATCTCAAGATAACGTCACTATTAATGTTGGTGCGGTGACAACTAGACCTTATGATGGTCAGGTGGTTTATTTTGATGAGTTGTATAAGTCCATCGAAACCATTACCGTTGGGTCTGGTGGAACTGGATATACCCAAGCACCAACAGTTACTATTGATGCACCTACAGGTCCAAGTGGAGAAACTGCATCTGCTTTTGCCACCATTGAAAATGGTTCTGTGACAGAGATTTCTATCATTAGTAGTGGAAGTCAGTACACCTCTACACCTTCAATCACTATCTCTGGACCTCAAAGTGGAATCAACACTGCGACTGCAACTGCCAATATGGCAGATACTTATTACACAATAAATAGTGCTACACCCATCGTTTCTGGAATTACAACATTAACACTTGCAGAAAACTTAATTAATACGGTTGGGGTTGGTTCTACTGCTTACTTCTTCCAACAAAGTAAGATCGTTGCAAGTTCTCACACATTTGAATATATCGGTTCTGGTAACACTATTACGTTAGCAACACCAAAACGAGGTGGAGTTACTGTTCAAGCAAATGAAGTTGTAAGTCAAAATGGTGGAAGAGTAATATATACCAGCACGGACCAAGCAGGTAACTTCAGAATTGGTGATGATCTTCAGATCAACCAAGCAACAGGAACTATCAGTGGAAGAGCATTTTCCAAGAGTTTGTTCTCAGAAATAACACCCTTTATCTTAGCACTCAGTTAAATGGCACAATTAGCACTTAACAGATTTCAAACTGAAACTGCAATTTTGACGACAGATGATCAAACGATCTACACTGCTCCTGCAGGTTACACTGGTATTATCTTGTATGCCCATATCACCAATTACGGTGCTTCTGCTACAACAGTCACATGTAAGCATGTAAGGTCTGGAACAGAAACAGAAATCATCAACGCAGCAAATGTTCCAGTAAATGATGCATATATTCCTTTGGATGGAAAATTAGTTTTAGAAACTAATGATTCATTTACAGCAAGTGCTGGTGCGGGAACAACACTTAAAATTCTTCTCTCAGTTTTGGAGACTGCAAACTAATGCCTAGACTTTTAAGTTCAGTAAACGGATCTAGTCAAGTTGGTATTTCTAGTGACGGAACTGACTTGGGAAATATGACACGTTTAAACTATGAAAGTAATAGGGTTCAACTGGATACTACTACTGGAGTAGCAACTGTATTCAGTGACCCTCTTACCATCGTAGGATTATAAATATTTTTATGATCTCTTGTAAATATGAAAAACGGACGTTGCCCAGCAGGACAATATTACTGTTATACCAACAAGGAGTGTAAACCCATTCCTGCTGGTTTCATGGTAGACCCTGAAGGGATGCTCCGCAAAGAGAATGGTGCGACTGTTGATGAAGCAAACAAAAGTGGAGACTCATCTCTCCGTGATTGGTTTAGCAAGAGTAAATCATCTGACGGAAAACCTGGTTGGGTTCAACTGGGTGGTAAATATGCAGGTAAACCCTGTGCAAGACAACCAGGACAAACCACAAAACCAAAATGTGGTTCTAGTAAAATGAAGAGAAATCTCTCTAAAGATGAGGAAGAGAGAGCATTCCGTCGTAAAAATCGTAAAGATCCAAATCCAGATAGAAAAGGGAAAGCAATTAACGTGGCTACTGAAGAATTTACAACACTACCACTTCAAGTTGAAGTTCCTACTGAAATCAGAGACTTTAACTTAGGTTTAATGTTCCGTGAGAGTTTGGATCAAAACAGTGGGATGCTCTTCATCTTTGATGAAGTAGCAGAACAGTCATTCCATATGAGAGAGACAAGAATTCCTCTTGACATTGCTTTCATCACAGAGGAAGGTATCATTGAAAGCATCAAAGAATTAGAACCATTTGACGAGAATCCAGTATACTCAGAAGGAGAGGTACTGTGTGCATTAGAAGTAAACCGTGGATGGTTCGCAGAAAACAATGTAGAAGTTGGTGACGAGATTGATATTGAAGAAGGCAAGAAAGATGCTTGCTATCATAAAGTCAAGTCACGTTATTCAGTTTGGCCAAGTGCATATGCATCGGGAGCACTGGTCAAGTGTAGAAAAGTTGGCGCAGCAAATTGGGGAAATAAGACGAAGAAGGAAGAATTTGAACTTGATGAAAAGTTTAAAACACAATACGGTGATAAAACTAAACTTTCTCAGTCATCTGAACGTAAATCTTTAGGTAGAGGATCTTCCATTAAGGATGGTTCTAAAAAGAGTGGTTACGAATCAAAGAAAGAATTTCGTGACCAGTCAATGAAATTAAGAAAACACCGTGAAAGATTTGGTGATTTAGCAAAAGAGGAAACTACTCTTGATGAAAAGTGTTGGAAAGGTTATGAGAAAAAAGGCATGAAGACCATGTTTGGTAAGAGATATCCAAACTGTGTCAAAAAAGAAGAAGTTGAACAGATTGATGAAAAGAAAGGTTGTATGCACAACCATGAAGGTGAAGAGTGTCCAGTACATGGCATTAAAGCATGTCCAGATACGGTAGAGGAAGCAGTAAGAATCCCTGCTAAAACTGGTAACATTGTTGATACTTATTTCAATTATAGAGGTAAGTATTATATGTTGAAAATGTTCTTCCCTCAAACTTCTATACCCACAAAATCTGATGTTCAACATCAGGTTTCTAAAGTATATCCCGGTGCGAAACTACTAACTTTCAAGGTTTCGGACTATGAACCAGGACAACCACTTCTCCACACAGAAGGAGCAGCATGGACACGAAAGGCAGGAAAAAATAAAGAGGGTGGACTCAACGAAAAAGGCAGAAAATCTTACGAAAGAGAAAATCCAGGCAGCGACCTTAAGGCACCTTCAAAGAAGGTTGGAAATCCCCGCAGGGCATCCTTTTGCGCCAGAATGAAGGGTATGAAGAAGAAACTCACCTCTTCTAAAACTGCTAACGATCCAGATAGCAGAATCAATAAATCACTTAGAGCCTGGAACTGCTGATATGAAATCATTCAAACAATTTCTCTCAGAAAGCATTACCATTAACGGTGATTTTAACGGAATCCTAAATGTAGGTGGTTCTGAACCAGAGCAAGCACAAGAGTCATATTGCGCTGATATCGTTTGGGAAGGAAAGATTTACAGAATGGAATTTGAAGGTCACATGATTTCCAAAAATGATTTGGCAGAAGCACTTCAGGGTGAATATCCTGGAGCAATTGTTCATAATGTTTATCCAATGTCAGAACAAAAAAGTTCTTTGAAAATTAAAAATACGCAAAGATATCAACCAGAAAAATTAACTTGGGGTGACTAATGGCTCAGTGGAATAAAAATACACAAGATTATCTAAACCAAGAAAGAACACTTTTTGAAGTATATCAAAGAGCCGATAAGTATGGAAACATATATGATGATGTTGGTCAGGGTTTTAATGGTGATTTATTTGGTAGAGTAAAGATTGCAACTAACTTTACTTTATTTGATGCTCAACACAGATATGAACAGAATGGGCATTTTGATGATGTTATTGTTGGTACTGGTGCAACAGTAGAACATATTTCAGCAGAAAGTTCTGCAAAATTAGAAGTAGGAACTGCATCCGGTGAATATGTTCATCGTGAGTCCATGAGAGTTTTTCCATATCAACCCGGAAAATCACTTCAAACTTTGCAAACATTTGTATTTAATGAGGGTAAGGAAAATTTAGTTCAGAGAGCAGGTTATGCTTCCACTGAGAATGGAATCATGCTGGAACTTAACGGAACTCAACTCAACATCATTAAAAGAACTGCAATTTCTGGTGTAGGAACGACAGTGACGGTTCCACAATCAGAATGGAATCGGGATACTTTTGATGGTAGTGGTGGATCATCAAATCCAAGTGGAATCACTATGGATATTTCAAAAGCTCAACTTATGTTTACTGAGTATGAGTGGTTGGGTGTTGGATGTGTAAGGGTTGGATTTGTTAATTCAAATGGCACATTCCACACTGCACATATCTTTAATCATGCAAATACTTTGGATTCAGTTTATATGACGACAGCAACTTTGCCTGTGCGTTATGAAATTGAAAATGTTGGCGTTACTACAGGTTCATCACGAATGAAACAGATTTGTGTATCTGTTCAATCAAATGGTGGATATGAAAAAGTTGTTAATGAAACAATTATAAGAAGAACATCTGCAACCACTGTTGGAACTTCATTTGAACCACTTGTAAGTGTAAGACTTAAACCAGGATATACTGATGGTGTAGCTATCCCTGCACAATTTGGAGCATTCCCAACATCATCTGGTGATGATTTTGAAGTTGTATTAATCAAAAACGCAACACTAACTGGAGCATCTTTTGGTGATTCGTATTCTACAATTCTTCAACAGGATACATCTGCCACAGCATTAACTGGAGGAACAATTGTAGATACTACATACACTACAGGTGGAGGATTTTTCTTTGGACAAGGTTCCTCTATGAGAAAAGAAGCAACATATAATTTTGATATGCAACTTGGAAGAACACAAGCAAAAGAAAGTGATATCTATACAGTTGCTGCCAGAACATTTACAGGAACTGGAAATATTATTGGATATCTAGGTGTTTACGATCTAACAAGTTAAAGAGGTTATTATTATGAGTGAAGTATATCTTGTATAAATATTTTTAGATTGGGATTGAAATGTGTCTGCTATTGTTAAAGTTCCAAAAGAAAGATTGAGTCCAAAAACAGTAAGAAATATTGCTCGCAAAAACTGGGGACTATCTTGGGAACAAATGGTTGGTATGGATGTCCACCACTTTCCCCCAAGATGTGAGGGAGGTAAAGATATTCCAGAGCATTTATATGTTTGTAGTAGATATGTTCACAAAAAAATGTGGCACAATGATGCTTGGTTTATGGAAAATTTAAATAAGGCAACACAAAAAAATATTGGCAGAAAACATAGTGAAGAAACTTGCAGAAAAAAGAGTGAGGCACTAAAAGGTCGTTCTTTTGGGCACAAGTATGAAGGTGGAGAGAAACATCCAAACAGTAAAAAAGTTTCTATAAATGGGAAAGTATATGTTTCTCAACAAGAAGCAGCAGATGATGTTGGTATAACAATACAGGGATTATCTTATAGAATGAAACATTGGGGCTCAGAAAGGGGGTATGAATATGTCTAGTTCTAGTGATGTCTATTTGGGCAATCCACTGCTTAAGAAAGCAAATACTGCTATTGAATTTACTCAAGAGCAAGTTCTTGAGTTTATGAAATGTAAGGAAGATCCTGTTTACTTTGCAAACAATTTTGTTAAGATTGTTTCTCTGGATGAGGGTCTTACTCAGTTTCATCCATATCATTTTCAAGAAAAGTTAATCAATAATTTCCATAACAACAGATTTAATATCTGTAAGATGCCACGACAAACTGGTAAATCCACTACAGTCGTATCTTATCTTTTACACTATGCTGTCTTTAATGACAGTGTGAACATTGGTATTCTTGCAAACAAAGCAGCAACTGCTAGGGAACTTCTTGGAAGGTTACAAACTGCGTATGAGAATTTGCCTAGGTGGATGCAACAGGGTATCATATCTTGGAACAAGGGATCTCTGGAGTTAGAAAATGGCAGTAAGATATTGGCAGCTTCTACGTCTGCAAGTGCTGTCCGAGGTATGTCGTTCAACATCCTCTTTCTCGACGAGTTCGCATTCGTCCCGAATCACGTTGCTGACTCGTTCTTTGCATCTGTTTATCCTACTATTACTTCTGGTAAAAACACCAAAGTAATTATTGTATCTACCCCACACGGTATGAATCATTTCTACCGCATGTGGCATGATGCGGAAAGAAAGAATAATGAATATGTACCTACTGATGTTCACTGGTCAGAGGTCCCTGGACGTGATGAGAAGTGGAAAGCAACCACAATCAAGAATACATCAGAGGCACAGTTTAAAGTTGAGTTTGAATGTGAGTTCTTAGGATCTGTTGATACACTAATTGCTCCTAGTAAACTTAGAACACTGGTTTACGAAAATCCAATTCAAAGAAGTGCTGGACTAGATGTATATGAACCACCAAAAGACAAGCACGATTATATAATGACAGTTGACGTTGCAAGAGGAGTCGGGGAAGATTACTCTGCATTCGTTGTAGTTGACATCACTGAGTTTCCACACAGAGTTGTTGCCAAGTATAGGAACAATGATATTAAACCAATGTTGTTCCCAAATATAATTTACGAAGTAGCAAAAAATTATAACAGTGCATATATTTTGTGTGAGGTAAATGATATTGGTGATCAGGTTGCATCTATTCTTCAGTATGACCTGGAATATCAAAATCTGTTGATGTGTTCTATGAGAGGTAGAGCAGGTCAGATTGTTGGTCAAGGATTTTCAGGCAAGAAAACACAACTTGGTGTTAAGATGTCCAAAACTGTTAAGAAGGTTGGATCTCTTAACTTAAAAACATTAATCGAAGAAAATAAACTGATCTTTACTGACTATGAGATTATCTCAGAGTTGACAACCTTTATCTCAAAGCATAATTCATTTGAGGCAGAAGAAGGTTGTAATGATGACTTGGCAATGTGTCTGGTCATCTATGCTTGGTTAGTCCAGATGGACTACTTCAAAGAGTTAACCGATCAAGACGTTCGTAAGAGATTATATGAAGAACAGAAAAATCAGATAGAACAAGACATGGCACCATTTGGATTCATGGATGACGGTTTAGGAGGAGATAGTTTTACTGACTCTGAAGGAGATACTTGGTTTAAAGCAGATGAATATGGAGATAGGTCATTTATGTGGGAGTATTTGTCTTAATGGACTTAGATGGTCAAATTAAACTTGGACACCTTCTCTTACAAGATAGAAGATGTAGAGTTTGTGGTGAGACAAAAAATTTAATTGAAGGGTTTTATCGAACTAGAAAAGATAGGGGTGCAGTTGCATCGTCTTACTCATATGAGTGTAAGGACTGCACGATAAAGAGAATGATGAAAAGCAAGAGGTCTAATAATATGTGGGAATACCCAGATTGGTAGTTCACGTCATGTTTCCCCTGTGAAAACCCTGCTTTTAATAAATATTTTCAGTAAAACATTGAGATTACGGAGAAACAAAACATGGCGACTCCTCAATTATCTCCTGGTGTATTAGTCAGGGAGGTTGACCTAACAGTAGGAAGAGCTGATAATGTATTAGATAATATTGGTGCAATTGCTGGACCCTTTGAAATTGGACCTGTCGATGAAATCACTGACATCACGACAGAGCAAGAACTGATTAGTACGTTCGGTAAACCAATTTCTACCGACAGTCAGTATGAGTATTGGATGAGTGCTGCAAACTTCCTTTCTTATGGAGGAGTTCTGAAAGTAGTCAGAACCGCAGATTCAAACCACAACAACGCAAATGCTGGTGTTGGTATTGCTTCTACAACTTCACTGGTAATCAATAACTACGACGATTACACTCAAAATCATAAAGCAACAGATAACACCTTTACATATGGTGCTAAGAACCCTGGTTCTTGGGGGAACAATCTGAAAGTTTGCACAATTGACGACTTTGCAGATCAAACCGTTGGACTTGGCACCACAAGTTTGGTTGGTGCTGGAGCAACAATCGGATTTGGTGTTACCACAACCCTTAATGGAGTTGTAATTCCTGGAGCAGGATCTACTTCTTCGTTCAGTGGATATCTGAAAGGAATTATTGTTGGTCTTAGATCAGATTCGACTGGAAGTTCTAGTGAAATTGACATCAAAGTTGTTTCTCGTGTAGAAACAGTTGGTGGTGGTTCAACTGAAACAAAGATTAGTTATCAAGAAGGAACATCATTTGCAGCATTTGGAACTGGTGCAGCAATTCACTTCGTTGATAACGATGGTGGATTGGTCACTCCAACGACAGGAACCTTCTACACTCCTGCAACTGCAGTTGACTGGTATGATCAGCAAACTCTTGGACTGACTAACGCAACGACTTATTGGAAATCTCTTGCTCCAAGACCTACCACTAACGTATACGTTTCTGACAGACAAGGTAAAAACGACGGCATTCACGTTGCAGTTGTTGATGATGACGGTGGTATCACTGGAATCAAAGGAAACATTCTGGAGACACATCTGAATCTGTCTAAAGCAGCAGATGCAGTTTCTAATGTAAATGCTCCTGAGAGAATTTACTACAAAGATTATCTCGCAGACAACTCTGCAAACATCTATGCAGGATATAATCCATCTTCTGCAGCAGATACTTTCCACAGCACTGCTCCTAGAGCATCAGGATTCTCTACAGACTATACTGGAGTAACAACTGCAGATGGTCTCTGGGGTCTGGATGCACAAGGTGTTACCTTCTCGGTTATTGGTAATGTAAACTACACCCTCGGTGGTGGAGTTGATTATTCCGCAACTGGTGGAATGAAAGCAGAACTTTCTAACCTGATCACTTCATACAACCTCTTTAACAACAAAGATGAAACTGAAGTTGATTACCTTATCATGGGTCCTGGTTGTGAGACAGTCAGTCAATCTCAAGCAAAAGCAAATCAATTGATTTCAATTGCGAATGAGAGAAAGGATTGTGTGGCTGTTGTTGGTCCACACAGAACAGACCTGGTTGGTGAAACCAACACATCAACTCAGACCAATAATCTGATTAACTACTTCTCACCACTGACCTCTTCATCATATGCAGTATTTGATAGTGGTTACAAGTACCAGTATGACAGATTTAACAACGAGTTCCGTTACGTCCCATGTAACGCAGACGTTGCAGGTCTGATGTGTCGTACTAACCTCATTGCATATCCTTGGTTCTCACCTGCAGGACAGCAACGTGGTGTTATCAACAATGCCGTTAAACTGGCATATAACCCAACCAAGGCACAAAGAGACAAACTGTATCCTAACAGAATTAACTCCTTTATCACCACACCTGGTATCGGAACACTTCTGTTCGGTGACAAAACTGCTCTCGGATATGCTTCCGCATTCGATAGAATTAACGTTCGTCGTTTGTTCCTGACTATCGAGCAAGCACTCGAAAGAGCAGCACAAGCTCAACTCTTTGAACTCAATGATGAGTTGACAAGAGCAAACTTTAGAAACATCGTTGAACCTTATCTTCGTGACATTCAAGCAAAGAGAGGACTCTACGGATTCCTTGTTGTTTGCGATGCTACAAATAACACTCCTGACGTTATTGATAATAATGAGTTCAGAGCAGACATCTTCCTGAAGCCTGCTAAGTCCATCAACTATGTCACCCTCACATTCGTTGCTACCAGAACTGGTGTTTCGTTTGAAGAAGTGGTCGGCAGAGTTTGATAATATTATCTAAATAACAAAAGGAGGATTAAAAAATGGCACACTCACTAACCGACTTTAAATCCAAACTTATTGGGGGCGGTGCCCGTCCCAATTTGTTTGAAGTCGAGATCACAAATGACGAACTGCCTGACGGTATCACTTCTCTTGATGCTGATACTTTTAAGTACCTTTGTAAAGCAGCACAGTTACCCGCATCAAACGTAGCTTCTATTGACGTTCCTTTTAGAGGACGTACCTTTAAAGTTGCTGGAGATCGCACTTTTGACACTTGGACAATCACTATTATTAATGATACTGATTTTGCTATCAGAAAAGTGATGGAAGAATGGATGCAATTTGTTGCTAACTATCAAGAAGCATCTGGTGGAACTGAACCAGGAAGTTACATGGCATCTGCCGTTGTTAGACAACTTGGAAGATTGCCATCTAATATCGGTGATGGACAAACCAATTCTGCTGGACAAGGACTTGAGGCAATTGCAGTTTACAGATTTGCAGATATTTTCCCAACAAATATTTCTGCAATTGATGTTTCTTATGACACCACGGATACCATTGAAGAGTTCACTGTAGAATTCCAAGTCAACTACTGGTATCCAGAATCTAAGGACGGAGCTTCCGGTAATAACGCTTGATCTCTGACTAGATAAATACTCTAAGGAAACTTAGATTCATATAATCATGACCAAGTTATTTGGGTTCTCGATAGAGGACACCGAACCACTATCTCCAAGTGCAGTCAGTCCCGTTCCTCCTAACAATGAGGACGGGTCTGACCACTATATGAGTAGTGGTTTTTTTGGTTCTTATGTTGACATTGAAGGTGTATATCGCACTGAATTTGATCTTATCAAAAGATATCGTGAGATGTCTCTTCATCCAGAAGCAGACAGCGCTATTGAAGATATTGTAAACGAAGCAATTGTTTCTGATACAAATGATAGTCCAGTTGAAATTGAACTATCAAATCTCAATGCTAGTGATGGAATTAAAACTAAAATTCGTAAAGAGTTCAAATATATTCTTGATCTGTTAGATTTTGATAAGAAGGCTCATGAAATCTATAGGAATTGGTACATTGATGGACGCATTTATTACCACAAAATCATTGACTTAAAGAAACCCGAAGAGGGTATTCAAGAGTTGCGTTACATTGACGCTATGAAGATGCGTTATGTAAGGCAGCAAAAGAAAAAGAAAAACGATGGAAGTGCTGTAGTAAGATTACAGAGCAATAATCCTATGGATTATGACTTTCCAGAAATCGAAGAATACTTCATCTATAATCCAAAGTCAACGTATCCTACTGGTAATCCAGCACAAACTGGAGCAACTCAAGGAATTAAAATTGCAAGAGATGCAGTCACATACTGCACATCTGGACTCGTAGATAGAAATAAGGGATCAACTTTATCATATCTCCACAAAGCAATCAAATCACTCAATCAACTTAGAATGATTGAGGACTCTCTGGTTATCTACAGATTATCCAGAGCACCAGAACGTAGAATTTTCTACATTGATGTTGGCAATCTGCCCAAGATGAAGGCAGAGCAATACTTGCGTGATGTTATGATGCGTTATCGTAACAAACTTGTTTATGATGCAAACACGGGTGAGATCCGTGATGATAAAAAATACATGGCAATGCTGGAAGATTTCTGGCTGCCCAGGAGGGAAGGTGGAAGAGGAACAGAAATTTCAACACTCCCAGGTGGACAAAACCTTGGAGAAATCACTGATATTGAATACTTTAAGAAGAAACTCTACCGTTCGCTTAATGTTCCCCCATCAAGAATGGATGGAGAAGGTGGGTTTAACTTGGGGAGATCTTCTGAGATTCTAAGAGACGAACTTAAGTTTACTAAGTTTGTTGCACGTTTGAGAAAGAGATTCTCCAACATGTTTAATGACATGCTGAAGACACAACTTATTCTTAAAAACATTATTACTCCCGAAGATTGGGAGATTATGAGTGAGCACATTCAGTATGATTTCCTTTATGACAATCACTTCTCAGAACTGAAAGATGCTGAATTGTTGAATGAAAGATTAACTCTTTGTCAAGCAGCAGAACCATATGTCGGTAAATATTATTCGCAAGATTATGTAAGACGTAAGATTTTGCGTCAAACCGACATAGAAATCATTGAGCAAGATAAGTTGATTGAAAAAGAAATCAAAGATGGGACCATACCTGATCCTGCAACAATTGATCCTTCTACTGGATTACCGTTTGCACCCGAATCTACTGCAAACATGGATTTAGGAAAACCTCAAATGGAACCAGAGGTTGATGGATCTGCAGCAGAGGCACCAGAATTGCCCAAAGGTGGTGAGATATAAATACCCATAGTCGTGTAATATACATTTTAAATGGATGACCTTTTAGATATGATCATTGCTGATGAGTCACCATCTCAAATCAGTGATGCTATTAAAGATGTTCTCTATGCAAAATCAGCAGAGAGAGTTGATACTTTTAGACCATTAGTAGCAAATTCAGTTTTCTCTGGTGAAGATCCAGTGGAAATTGAAGTTGAAAATGATGAGATTGAATCCACTGAGGGTGTTTGATTATAAATAACTTATATTAGGAACTATAAAGCAAATGACCAGAACTTTATTAATTGGTACTGGATCTGAGGTTGCACTTAATAGTGCTACAACTTTAGATAATGCGACTGTAGTTAGAGTTATCAATCTTTCTGGTGCAGATGCAACAGTCAGTATTGCCAAAAGTAGTACCGGTGGTTATATCAGCACTGCCACTGTAACTCTTCCAGATGATCGCGTTGAATTTTTTGAGAAAGCTGGAGATTCTGTTATCTCTGCATCTTCTTCAAACGTAAAAGGATTTAAAGTAGGATTTACAGGTTAATCAAATGAAACTCATTAGAGAAGAAATCGAATCAGTAGAGTTTCTTGTCGAACAAAAGAACGGCAAGAAATCTATGTATATTGAAGGTGTTTTCCTTCAGGGTAATATCAAAAACCGTAATGGTCGTATGTACCCTATGGAAACTCTCCGCAAGGAAGTTTCTCGATATAATGAAAACCATGTTCAAGCAGGTAGAGCACTTGGTGAACTCGGTCACCCTGATGGTCCTACCGTTAATCTCGATAGAGTTTCACATAAGATCGTATCCTTAAAGGAATCTGGATCTAACTTTGTTGGTAAGGCAAAGATCCTCAATACACCCATGGGTAAGATTGCATCTTCTTTGATTGAAGAGGGTGTAAAACTTGGTGTTTCTTCTAGAGGAATTGGTTCTCTCAAAATGACAAGAGAGGGAGTCAATGTTGTTGGTGATGACTTCATGTTAGCAACTGCTGCTGATATTGTTGCTGATCCTTCTGCTCCCGATGCATTTGTTGAGGGAATTATGGAAGGAAAAGAATGGGTATGGGATGGTGGTATTCTTCGTGAGAAGTATGCAGAAAAAACCTATAAAGAAATCAACACTCTGGTAACCCAGAAACAACTTGACGAGAAAAAGTTAAGTCTGTTTAATGATTTCCTTGCTAATCTTTAATTTTATAAATAAATATAGTTTTAAATAACGGAAAAACGGAGAGTTAAAATGTCTCGTGGCAAAAAATTACAAGAAATGGAAGTAAAGACACAGCAATCCCGCACCGCTGTTAATGCTGGAGCAAAAGCTGGAGATCCTATGCCCAAGATGGCAGATCCTGGCACCCAGTTGGGCAGTGTTGAGGATCTTGGCGGTCCTACTCCAGAAAACTACAAACCCGATGATGACTCAGCAAAGCTGAAGGAACCCGGAGCAACTCTTAAGCAAGTAAGAGATGTAGTAAACAAAGGCGCAAAAGCCGCAGACCCCATGAAGAAAATGAAGGAAGAAGAAGAACTCTCCACCGAAGAGACCATCGAAGAGGAAGAAGTTTCCACTGATGATGTTGTCGCTGAGGAAGAATCCGTAGAAGAAACTGCTGAGTACGACATCGAAGAAGACGTTAATGCTCTTCTCGGTGGTGAAGAACTCTCTGAAGAGTTCAAAGAGAAAGCAAAAACCATCTTTGAAGCAGCAATCAACTCTAAGGTTGCAGAAATCAAAGAAGGTTTAGAAGCACAATATCAAGAAAAGCTTGCTGAGGAAATCGAAGCAGCAAAAGAATCACTCGCAGAACGTGTTGATTCTTATCTTGAGTATGTTGCTGACGAGTGGTTTGAAGAAAATGCACTCGCAGTTGAAACCGGTCTTAAGACCGAGATGACCGAATCGTTCCTTGAAGGAATGAAGAGTCTTTTTGAAGAACATTATGTAACAATCCCTGAAGAGAAGTATGATGTACTTGAAAGCATGGTAGAAAAACTAGATGATATGGAGACCAAGCTCAATGAGCAAATTGAGAAGAACATCCAGCTGAATTCCCGTCTCTCCGAGTCGGTTGCAGAAGGTATTCTCGATGACATTTCCGAAGGTCTTGCACAGACCCAAAAGGAAAAGCTCGCCTCACTTTCCGAAAGTGTTGAGTTTGAAAGTGAAGAACAATATCGTGAAAAACTGGAAACACTCAAGGAGTCGTATTTTACCTCCAAGAAAGAGTCTTCCTTTGCTAAAACAGAAACCCTCTCTGAGGGTGTAGACAACTCTGCTACTGCTTCAGTATCAGATTCAATGGCTGCATACCTGAGAACCCTGGGTTCTTTTGGCAACTCCTGAATTTAATATTAAATCAAACGCAAACATTACCCTTTAAAGCAAATGTTCCAATCAGAGCATCTGCAGGAAAAGTGGGCACCTCTCCTCAATCATGAGGGTTGCGCTGAGATCCAAGATTCTCATCGTAGAGCTGTAACCGCAGTCCTGCTGGAAAACCAAGAAAAATTCCTCCGTGAGCAATCTGCCTTCAACGAAGGTGGTATGCTGACTGAGCAACCAAACATTAACACCGATCCCTCTGGAACTGGCAATGCTGGTTTCTCTGGTTCGGCTTCTTCACCTGTTGCAGGTTTCGATCCCGTTCTGATCTCCTTGATCAGACGTTCTATGCCTAACCTGGTCGCATATGACCTCGCAGGTGTTCAACCAATGAGTGGTCCTACTGGACTCATCTTCGCAATGCGCTCTAAGTACAAAACTCAGAGTGGCGACGAAACCTTCTTCGACGAAGTAGATACCGCATTCTCTGGACAGGATGCAGGATTCGACCTGACCAACGGCATGTCTGACGCTGCCGCAGGTCTGGGTACTACCACACAGAGTGGCACCAATCCTTCTGTCCTGAACCCAACTGGTTCCGCAACCTCCACTGCCTACAACGTAGGTCAGGGCATGAGAACCGACGATGCTGAAGCATTGGATACTGGTTCTAATGCCTTCAACCAGATGGCATTCTCAATCGAGAAGGTCACCGTTACTGCGAAGTCCAGAGCACTCAAAGCTGAGTACTCCTTGGAACTGGCACAGGACCTCAAGGCAATCCACGGTCTGAATGCTGAGGCTGAACTCGCAAACATTCTCTCCACTGAGATTCTTGCTGAGATCAACCGTGAAGTCATCAGAACCATCTACAAGATTGCTGAGCAAGGTGCTGCTGTCAACACCGCAACTGCTGGTGAGTTCGACCTCGATATCGACTCAAACGGACGTTGGAGTGTTGAGAAGTTCAAGGGTCTCCTCTTCCAGATGGAAAGAGATGCTAACGCAATCGCACAAAGAACTCGTAGAGGAAAGGGCAACATCATCATGTGCTCTGCAGACGTTGCTTCTGCACTGACCATGGCTGGTGTTCTGGATTACACCCCTGCCCTCAACGCAAACCTCAACGTTGACGACACTGGTAACACCTTTGCTGGTGTTCTCCAAGGTAAGTATCGTGTATACATCGATCCTTATTCTGCAAACAGTGCTGCTAACCAGTACTACGTTGTTGGTTATAAGGGTACTTCCCCTTATGACGCAGGTCTGTTCTACTGCCCATATGTACCCCTCCAGATGGTACGTGCAGTTGGAGAGAACTCCTTCCAGCCCAAGATTGGCTTCAAGACCCGTTACGGTATTGTTGCCAACCCATTCGCAGAAGGAACAACCGTTGGATCGGGTCGTCTCCGTGTCAACAGCAACCGTTACTACAGAAGAGTCACGGTCAAGAACCTCATGTGATCTATACTCACAAGAGTTATCTGGAGGGTCCTTCGGGACCCTCTTTTTTTATCTAAATAAGAATGTAGAGAACTAAGTAACATGGCTTACCACATTAAAAAAGCAAGTGCCCTTGATCCTAACATCACAGTATATTATGCTGGGGGAAGTAGATGGTCAGATGATTATTCTCAGAGAACAAGTTTCGCAACAGAGAGTGCCGCAAATGCTAAGATGGTAAATACTGATGGCAAAAACGGTGGATGGACTGGAGCAACTGTTGTAAGCGAGTGATATGCCAGACACTTCATCAAGGCAGATTGAGAATAGAAATTTTCTTTCACCAACTGGTTTTAGGTTTCTCTTAAAGAGAAGTCCTAAGATCGCATTTTTCTGCAATCAAGCAAACCTCCCATCATTAGACATGGGAACTGCGATTCAATCCACGTACTTCAAAGATATCGATACTCCAGGAGACAAGGTAACTTTTGGAGATTTGACTATCAGGTTTTTAGTGGATGAAGATCTTGAAAATTATATGGAACTACAAAGGTGGATCCGTGGTCTTGGTTATCCAGAATCAGAAAAAGACATTAGTGATCTTCAAAAACTTGGACCTGGTGATATTGGTGGAAGATATAGTAGAGAGGGTCTAAACGTTTACTCAGATGCAACCTTACAAATCTTGAGTAATAATTTAGTTCCAAAATTTCAAGTGTTCTTTAGAGATGTATTTCCAACATCACTATCAACAGTTACGTTTGATGCCACTGACACGGATATTGAATACTTTACAGCAGAGGCAACTTTCAAGTATACTATCTACACTATCAATGATATGAGTGGCAATCCTTTATGATCGACCTTGATTCACTTCAAGGAATGTGGGAGAAAGATTCTAAGATTGACATGGACAACCTTCATACGGAGTCCACTAATATTCCCACTCTCCATGCGAAGTACTTTGAGTTATATAATACCATCTTTCTTATGAGAAAGAAAGCTGAACAACAAAGAAAGAATATAAGACATGAACGTTATGAATACTTCAGTGGTAAAGCAGACCCTGAGGTATACATAGAGAATCCATTTCCTAAAAAAATTCGTGATAAAGATACGATGCAAAAGTATCTTGATGCTGATGAAAAATTATCTACAGTATGTCTGAAAATTGACTATTATGATACAATGCTAGTTTATATTGAGAGTATACTTAAACAGATAAGTAACAGAACCTATCAAATCAAGAACGCAATAGAGTTCATGCGATTCAACGCAGGATTAGGATAATGGAAGAAGAAGAGTATTATCATTTAGAATTGCCAATAGAGGCAATTCGCATTATTCACACAGGTCTTTCTCAAGCATGTGAAAAATGGTCAGGTGGAAAAGCACAAGAACAAGAAGATTTGCTTGCCATGAGAGATCATTTTTATAGAATCATGCTCGAACATAGGTTCAGCAATATGTAATAAATATTCGTAGATGAATGGATCTACGTGATTGATACGACAGCAAATCTTGTTATATCAAAATCAAACGAAGTATTTTTAAAAATTAATACAGAACCTCATATTGAGTATGAACTTAGAGACTACTTTAAGTTTGAGGTTCCTAATGCAAAATTTATGCCACAGTACCGTGGTAGAAACTGGAACGGAGAGATCCATCTCTTTGATATGCGTTCCAAACAAATCTATGTCGGTCTGTTAGATAAGATTGTCCAGTTCTGTGAGAACTATGGATACAGTTATAAGTTTGAGGATAATAAATTCTATGGCACTCCTTATGAGGAGAATGAATTTATTTCTTTTGAAGGAGTAAAGGATTATATTAAATCTATAAGCGTCCACGAGCCACGACAATACCAAGTCGAGGGAGTATACGATGCTCTAAAACACAACCGAAGACTATTGATATCTCCCACTGCGTCAGGCAAATCTCTGATGATTTATTCATTAGCAAGATATTATGCTGAGCAAGGGAAAAATATCCTGGTAGTTGTTCCCACGACCAGTCTGGTAGAGCAGATGTATAAGGACTTTGAGGAATATGGGTGGGATTCGGAGTCATACTGTCACAAGATTTATAGTGGGAGAGAGAAATATGATGATCGTCCGATCGTCATTACTACATGGCAATCTATCTATAAGTTAGAAAGAAGTTGGTTTGAAAGATTTGAAGTAGTGATTGGTGATGAAGCACACTTGTTTAAATCGAAATCACTGATTCAGATCATGACTAAACTTCATCATGCAAAATATCGTTTTGGATTCACTGGAACTTTAGATGGCACACAGACGCATAAGTGGGTGCTTGAGGGTCTCTTTGGTCCATCATATAAAGTAACTAGAACTGATGAATTGATGAGACAAGGACATCTATCTCAGTTAGATATTCAGTGTCTTGTGTTAAAACATAAACCACAAACTTTTGAAACATATAATGATGAGATTGAATATCTTATCTCTCATGAACAAAGAAATCGTTTCATTAAAAATCTAGCACTAGATCTTAAAGGGAACACCCTTGTTCTTTTCGCAAGAGTCGAAGCACACGGACAGGTACTCTACGATCAGATAAATAAAAACAAGAGTGATGACCGTAAGGTATTTTTTGTACATGGTGGTATCGATGCAGAAGAAAGGGAGGTAGTACGAGAGATTACAGAAAGAGAAGACAATGCTATTATCGTCGCCTCCTATGGAACTTTTAGTACTGGTATCAATATTAAAAAACTCCATAATGTTATCTTTGCCTCTCCAAGTAAGTCCAGAATCCGCAATCTTCAAAGTATTGGACGAGTTCTTAGAAAAGGAAAAGGAAAAGTAAAGGCAACTCTCTACGATATCTCTGATGACTGCTCAACAAAATCAAGAAGAAATTACACACTGAATCATTTCATAGAAAGAATTAAAACATATAATGAAGAAAATTTTAATTATGAAATAATCACTATCCAATTAAAAACATGATAGAAGAAGATTTTTATGCAACTATTAAACTTAAATGTGGTGATGAAATATTTGCCAAAGTAGCTGCTTCTGAAGAAGATGACAGAACTTTGCTACTAGTTTCTAATCCAATTATTGTTGGTGAAATAAAAAACAAACATGGTGTAGTTGGATATAAAGTAGAACCATGGTTAAAGACCACTACAGATGATATGTTTGTAATTAATATCAATGAAGTATTAACTATGTCTGAATCATCTGATATTGAAATGATTATGATGTATCAAGATTATGTTAGACAGAATGATAAGAACACTACTAACGAATCAAACATAAACCGTAGAATGGGTCGTATTGGTAATGTAAATGATATGAAAGAGATACTAGAGAAAATATATAAAAGTAACTAAAGCCTTCCTATCAAACTCCACAAAGTTATTCTACTTGTATTTTGAAACTTGTCAAGTTTTTCGTAAGATGATATAATTCATACATATTATGAGATAAACTTATGATAAGACCCATGGCAAAAAGAAAAAGGTCGGAACATTATGTGAATAATAAGGAGTTCCTGGCTGCTCTTATCAAGTATCGTGAAGATAAAGAGATTGCATTGGCAAAGGGTCTTCCCAAACCTCCCATTCCGCGTTATATTGGTGAGTGTTTCTTGAAGATCGCAAATCACCTGTCCTTCAAGCCGAACTTTGTGAACTACATGTTCAAGGAGGACATGATCTCAGATGGAATCGAAAATTGCGTTCAGTACATTCATAATTTTAATCCTGAGAAATCCCAAAATCCTTTTGCTTACTTTACGCAGATCATTCATTATGCGTTTCTCCGCAGGATCCAAAGAGAGAAGCGTCAACTAGAAATTAAGAACAAGATTATTGAACGGTCTGGTTACAGTGAGGTGTTTGATGACAACAACACCCTTGACGGATCGAACTACAGCGACTACAATAGCATCAAAGACGCCGTGCATTCTAAACTTCGTTATTGATGAAAGTCGCCATTATAACAGACCAGCATTTTGGTTGTCGTAAAAACTCTAAATTATTTCATGACTATTTTCTAAAGTTCTATAATAATGTCTTCTTCCCATATCTGGAAGAACATGGTATTACTACTGTTATCGACATGGGTGATACCTTTGACAGTCGAAAAGGTATTGATTTTTCTGCTCTAGCATGGGCAAAAGATAATTATTATGATCGTCTAGAGAGCATGGGTGTCACAGTCCATACTATTGTGGGAAATCACACTGCATACTATAAGAATACTAATAAGGTAAATGCAGTAGACCTTCTTCTTCGTGAGTATGATAATGTATATGTCTATGATGCTGCATCAGAAGTTACGATTGGTGGTCTAGATATACTATTCATTCCCTGGATTAATAAAGAAAATGAAGAAAGCACTTTCAGATTTATTCAAAGTTCAGATTGCCACTGCGCGATGGGGCACCTTGAACTCCACGGATTTAGAGTTAATAAGCAAATCGTCATGGATCATGGTCATCCGAGCGAGTTATATTCAAAGTTCACGAAGGTCTTCAGCGGTCACTACCACACTAGATCGGATGATGGACGGATCTACTACTTGGGAAATCCATACGAAATGTTCTGGTCAGATGTCGGTGATCGGAGAGGATTCACCATCTTTGATACAGAAACTGTTGAACATTTTCACGTAGATAATCCTTATCGTCTCTTCTACAATATCTACTATGAAGATACTCCACATCAACTCTTTGATGCGAGTGAGTATGAAGATAAAATTGTAAAGGTGATTGTTCGTAAGAAAACTAATACGAAAAAGTTTGAACAGTTTGTTGATAAACTTTATGCTGCTAATGTAGCAGATCTAAAGATTGTTGAAAATTTTGTGGTAGAAGACCCAGAAAAATTTGAGGTATTTGAATCCGAAGACACCCTTTCTATCTTGAATAGATACATCGAAGAAGCAGAAATTGCACTTGATAAATCTGTTATTCAAAATATAATGAGACAAACTTATCAGGAAGCATGTGAATTAATTTAAAATGTACATTCTAACAATATATGGCAAAGAAACTGAAGGAGCATATTCGGTAACTGACGACGAAGGAGAACAAATTCTTTATTTGTTTGAAGGTGAGGATGATGCTATGAGATATGCTATGATGTTAGAGGATGATGGTAGTCCAGAAATGCATGTCATCGAAGTAGAAGATGAATTGATGATAAAGACGTGTGAAATGCATGACTATAAGTATGCAGTTATTAGTAAGAATGATCTCGTAATTCCTCCCATAGAAAAACATGATTTTATTTGAAAAGGTTCGTTGGAAAAATTTTCTCTCTACAGGTAATCAAGAAACAGAAATAAATTTTACTAAACACGAAACCAATCTTGTTATTGGATCAAATGGTGCTGGTAAGAGTACAGTTCTAGATGCTCTTACTTTCTCTCTGTTTGGAAAACCTTTTCGTAAGATCAACAAACCTCAACTAATAAACACTGTCAATGAGAAGGACTGTAGAGTTGAGGTAGAGTTTTCTATTGGCAACGTTCAATGGAAAGTTGTTCGAGGAATCAAACCTAACATCTTTGAAATTTATCGAGATGATACTCTTTTAAATCAATCTGCTGCTGCTCTGGATCAACAGAAGTGGTTGGAGCAGAATGTTCTGA